GACAAATTGTAAGACTTGACCAATCAGTAATTGCTTACCCGCCATTGTTTCCACATCATCCGTTTGAGCTTCGGCAATGATTTGGAAATTAATATCTTCGGTATTTTTGAACTCTGAAATGTTAACCATCTCATTTCTTCCAACCGCTTTGATAAGCATGTCATCAGGGAGATGTATTTTAGCTAATTTTAAATAAAGTTTGGCTACCCTTACCAAGAATCTTTCAAAACGAGCGGAATGACGCTGAAACTTTCTTTTACGACTCGCCGCTTTAAAAAGCATGACTTGTGGGTCTTGAACATTGTTTTCATCTTCTTCCAAATTAAAACCGACTGCTTGATACATCTCAGCAATTTGGCCAGTCATATAAGGAACGTATTGCTCACCCGACCTTCCTGGGATAACCGTGGGCGCGGGGCCAGAAGTTTTAATATGTCTAATGCCTGGAAGTTTTACTCCCGCACTTACTTTGGCTCCAGTTTGAGTAACTATCTTATCATCACCTAAAGTGATTTGATGCTCGGCCACTTTACTAGCAGATCGATTAATTTCCACTTGATAGGGACGCATCACACGAATGCTACTGCGCCCCCTTGGTGTGGTTTGCAAATTTTCAAAACTTTCTAATTCAATTGGGAAAATACCACCTGGCAATTCACCTTCTTCTAATTTCCCATCAATCCCATCTTTACCGCCACCGGCTTCAACCCACCAAACAAACCAACCATTGGGTTGTTTAGCCGTTGGTCTAAAATAAATTTCTTTAAGAAGTACTTCATTAATAGTGGTCGTGCGATACCCACCATGATGGGAATCAAAAACCATGTAATGGCGTTCGGAGTTTCTACCCACAGCCGCTTTAATAGCTGCTCGTTTCTTAGGATCGTCACCAAATTTATCGAGTAAAACGTCTTTGTGTACGATTTTACGTAAAATTATGTAAGGCGATTCCTTCATGCTCTGAGCACTGGGATCACGCATGACATTGAAGCCAAATAACCGCTCAAATACGAAAGCCCCATTAAAGACGGGTAAATTCATATCAGGCTTTGGCGGACCAGTTAAAATTTGTCCAGTTTGGGGATCTTGTACGGAATCAACTAATTCCCCAGTTTTGGGATCGGGGACTTGTTCAAATTGGGGTTTTCCATCAATAACTTTTTGTTCAAAGCCTTTTACTCCACCCCCATCGGGATCCCAAAATAGTTTAGTACCTACTTCACCAATTCCATTGAAATCATCCACCCATTCATCGATTTTTTCATCAATGTCATATCGTTCTTTGGCGTCTTGCCAAACCGACTTACTCAACTCAGCGGATTTTTGATCCTGGAGCTCTGATTCATTTTTGGGTCTAAAACCTACCCCTGGATAGAGGTTAGTGATATTTTGTCCCTGTAATTTAATAACTCTTTGAATGTGATTTTTAGTTAATCGGATACGAGAAGTGTCATCGATATCTTTGGAGGTACGGATACGTCTTAAGAAGTCAGAATTTTGCTTAGCATAGTGCTGGCCATCGATGAGTAAAAGATTTGATCGCATTTCTGCGAATATCTTTTTATCGACAATTTCAGCATCGGTGTAAAGTTGTTCTAATTTATGAAGAGAGTATTTTTCTTCAGGCTTCTTCTGACTCTCTATCTGGTCCTGATCCGCCATCTATTTCCTCATTAACAAGCAAGTCTTCGAATTGCTCCGGATCTGTTAAAGGCATGTTATGAAGCTGTTCGGTCTTGATAGCAACTTCCTCCTCTACGATCCTTTGTTTTTTTGGCTTCCCCCCGTTTCTTCAAGGGACGATGGCGACCAAGACTCTATTTGCTGATCTATTTCAGAGGGGTCTCCAAAATAAATCTCGAGATCAGACAATTTCAGTAGTCTAACCCTTGACTCGGCGCATGAATGTATTATAGCGCAAATTCCTGCACTATCCAGCTCTATTTTAGAAGTCGGGGTCTGATAGCTCATTGTGCTCCTCGATTTCGTCTTCGATACTATATTCCTCGGCTTCAGACATCCCCATAGTGGCCATGCCTTGTTTTCTTCTCTCATATAAGTTCCTAAAGGTTGGATCTTTGAGTTTTTCTTCTAATTCGAACTTCTCTTTATTTTCTTTCGCATTTTCAACAGGCTGTCCAGTAATAAAGCTCCAGTCCCAAAAGATTTGCTGACAGTTGTAACGAACTGAGTCGGTGTAATCATCTTTCGCTTTAGTTTTTGGAGTGTCCTCTCTTAAAGTGGAATATTCCGTGGAAGCTTTGGAAAGATCCTCATCTTTGTCGGAATCAATTGTGAGCATATCATTTTTAAGAAGTGTGTTCACTGTACCAATTCCAGCGTCTCTAGCTTTGTCAGCTTTATCAAATGATAGTCCCGCACGTTCCGCTACCATGTGGAAATCTTTGTTAGCGTGATCATAGACTTGGGAAATCGGATCAAAGCCATTGAGATTTTTAATCCGGATGTATTCCTTTAAAATATCCGATGAAGTAGTGGGGATTCCGTCCATACGATGACCAGCTACTAATCGACCGCGACGCATATCAGGACGAACAGCAATGAAAGTGATAGCAGTTGGGTGTCCCTTCTTGCCTCCACTCCCGGTATCAACAGCTCCATAAATTTGCCAGTCCTTGGGAATTTCACCGCCAGGACGATAATGTTTTTTAATCTCAAACTGCGGATACATTCTTCCACCCGATACAACGAATCTCCCCATAACCCTTCTTTGAACTTCCGCTTCGGTCGGGCACAATGCTATATCGCGATCAATCTTTTCCTTAGTCCACATTGAAGGAGTTCCATCTTCGTAATACATACAATCGTATTTTGAAATCTGCATTTTTAGTGCATTAGGAAGTTCTTCTTTTTCATTCTTAGTAGGCTCTAAAGCCCTTCGCCAGAAGTCTTGTCCTAGTGTAGAAGTGAAACACATATGAAAATATCCGTCAGTAGCGGACATCCTTTGTTGGATCTCTGGCCAATGGTCGATGGGCATTTCCTCATCAGCAAACAAAGCAAAAACAGAGGCAGCTTGATGGGAAGTACTACGTTGTCCGTAGGTTTTAAACCGAGTATAAATTCCGGAACTAAATTTAATTCCTAAGTAATCCCCCTTTTTCTTTACGAACTCCCATCCATAGTGGTGGGATTTTTTATATCCGTTGCGGGGAAGGAATTGTGACCACTTCGTATCGACTTCATCATTGACGGTTCCTTGGTCGGGATAAAAGTACCAAAAGAGATTTGGTGTAAGGTTTGGCCACAACACAGGCCATTTAGCTTTGTCTGTAGACCAATCGACGACTTTGCGGATCTGAGTACTCGATTTCGAAATCTGATTAGCGGCACATAAAAGATTAACGTGATTAGTGCTTTCATAATAAATCCTAGCCCATTTGTACCATTTGAATGCGTGAAGATGGGGGAGACCACGTTTGATGGCGTCCTTTTCTTCAAGAAGTCTTAGCTTCTCCACTTTCTGTTGGTGTACTTGTCTCAGATCCATCTAAGTCCTCTACTGGTTCACTCTCTACTTCAATTACTTTTTTAACTTCCTTAACTTCTTTTGCTTCCAACCTTTTAATTTTTTCCTCAATCTCCGCTAGTGAATGATTAGTGATTTGATCCAATGCAGACTTATTTGAAAGATTAAGATTAAGAGTTTTATTTTCTGATCTTTGTAAAATTCCACCCTTCTTCCTTTGATCAACTAGATTGAAAATCTTAAGTTTCAACTCCAGTAATTTCATGTTGAGTACGCCTTTAGAATTTTTGTCATCATACTCTAAAATTTTACGCATTTGAATAATACTAAAATTCAAGGTCTCATCTAAAGCTTTTTCATAACTTGCGGGTGGACACAACATCCACGCGACTAGAAATGGATTTTTAATATATTTGTAATAGAAGTATTCATGAGTCGTAGCACCGGCGTAAACATGGGTCATCATCATTTTCCCGTAACCTCGAGCCATGCAACGATCATATTCTCTCCAAAATGCTAGACGTAAAGTGTTATCCGTGGCGGAGGGACTTGCTTGTTCTTTCTTTAATCGTTTCTTGAGACGGTGCTCATCCATCGCAAAATATTCTTTATACCGTGGATCCGCTTCCATTTCCTTAAAACTCTCGGCCAGTCGCTTATCGATGATGTCTGCGATACATTTGTTTTCAGACTCAGGATCTTGGACGAAGAGCGAGACAGCTCTGTCAACAATCTTGTCGTCTTCAGTTGGTTCAGTCGTTGCGGGTAAGTTTTCAGTCATTTAATCCTTATCATGTATTGGGTCATTTCTATTCCAATCAGTGACACCCGTTCCACGGCACCAACTACATTCATGCCATATATGAGGTAGAGGAAATCCATTAGGGGCTTGATCAGGAGTCATATAGCCGCAGTTGCCTCTACAATCCTTACAGACCTTATCAAATACACCCCTCATCTTTTTATTAGTGGGGTTTGTTCCCACTCCCCTTTATCATTCTTTTCATAACAGACTCCTTCAAAGATTATACAAGTTGGTCCCATTCCTTCGGGATGTGGTTTTCTTAAAGCTTCCAAAGCTTTTGCAATTTCTTCGGAAGTAACTTTTTTCATTTGTATTGCTCCGGTAAAGGTATAATTGCAGTGCCTTGCCAAATCTCTCGATCACGTTTAGTACTTTTAAATAAGCAACTTCTATCTTGTTTCATACACTCTTTCAAAAGATCACAAAATTGTTCTCGCGCTTTCCTTCTAATATGCCAATGTTTAAGCTTCAATCTCCATGAAACCTTCTCCCAATACCTTTCAATTAAATTAACCATCTTCTGTTGTTTTTCATTAAGGCCCATTGACTCAACCAATAAATCTTTAAAGGTGTGTGAAAGTCCAAACTTCATCTTTTAACCATATCATTTGGCCTCGGCGCATTCCCTTTAAGCAAAGCTAACTTCCGACGCAAATACCAAATAGCTTTTTCTAAGTCTTGTAGTTCTTTACCTTTGTGTTTAGCCCGACAAATATATTTCACCGCATTCCATTCATGGGGTCTATCCATAAACTGATCTTCCAAAAATTCAATGCACTCAATCTTTCCAGCATTATAATGTTTGGGGTGATTTATTTCGCTCATTTTGCTTCCTTTAAAAACTACTTCGCCCTTCGGCCACCGCGTCTCTTCTTAAGTAACTCCGCTTCATCAGCACTTAATGCGAAAGCCTTTTCTTTAGCAATCCGTTGTAAGTCGGTTAAGGTTTGTGGCTTCCCTTTCCGGCGTTTCAATTCAGTTTTCAACCTATCATTTGCTGCTCTAGCCGATTTGATTGTGGCGTTTTGCTTGGCCGTATTAAATGGGGTTTGATTCTCTTTAATAATTACAGAATTGGCCGCAAGACTATCTTCCAAATC